TTCCATTTTGGGTTCTTCCTTTGGTTCTTCGACTTGTGGCGCTTCCGCCGCTACTTGACTGATCGTAGCACCAGCGAAAGCAGGCGTGGGGACTAGTGACAGCTCTACCCATTCGGCGGCAAGAATGGTCATGTTGCCTTCATCGTCATACTTAAATTCTGTGGGGTTGACACCAACCGACACGCTGTCAATAACACCGTCAGCTGCAAGCACTAGAGCTTCATCACCAGCACGGGTGTTTGAAACTTTGGCGGTGAAGTACATGGCTTCTGGGCTGTCGACACGTTCGGCAACCAAACCAACAGGCTGGGTTGAATCGTGGTACATGTACAGGCGTGGTGCTTTACCGTCAATGGGCAAACTGCCTGGTGCAAATTGCACGGTGGTGCCGTCGCTGACAGTGGCGAAAGTGTTGTAGGGAACCGCAATTCCTGTGATGGTGCGGCGTGCTTCACCGTCAGGGCCAGCAGCTTCGACAGCAAATGTATTTGAAGTAAAACGAATCATGACGCTAATTCTTCCTGTGTGTTTTCTTGGGGTTGTTGTTGGGGTTCGTACATTTCTGCACCTTCAGTTTTTAGATAATCTTCATAATCCCATTTGACATAGGTGCCACGGGGCAGTTGTTGACTCAGGGCGCTAGTGATTGCTTTGGCGTACATGGATAAGCCGAAAGTCCACAAGTCAGATTTGGCAGAATCGCTGTTTGTATATGCGTAACTACCTGTTGAAATACCCAATAAATATGGGGGTACATTGCACAAATTAGCGATTTGCTTACTCTGATATTCGGCGGCGTCAATCAACAACATTTTGTCAGGTGTTGCGTTTGTTTCTGTGTACGTCAAAAATTCGTTTAGTGCAGCTGTCTGATTGCTGGCCCGTGCCTGGTTAAACGCTTCAGCCAACTGGGCAAGTTCAATTGCTGACAACGGTTCGCCACCAGTTTGTTTAAGCACACCGGCAGGAATGGCGCTCGACGCATTGCGATACCTGGCGTCTTCAAGTTTTAGAGCTGTCGCTATGGTTTGTTCGCTCATAAAGATCATGCCTTGGGTTGGGCTGTAAATCTGCACCACATCGGCTGGGTCTATAGCGCCACCGTTGAAATAGATTTCTTTTGATTTACCAAACCACACTGGGCCGTTTGCGTCAGGTGTCGTTATTGAACCTTGCGGTAAGCGTGTGGCGCTGGCCATGTAACCGTCTTTTGTGCGACTGGTTATGTAAAGAAAGCAACGGCCAAAGAAGAAAAGATCGTCAAAAACCCATGGAAACAGGAAGTTATTAGGCATTTCAGGGTCAAGTTGTTTTAGCCAGGAACGGGGCGCCAACGGTACCGATTCCATTTCTTCACCGTTCCAAATTTCGGTACACATTTTCAGTTCCATGTTGGCAAGAACTGAGGCCATCAGGTCACGGCTTCGACTGATAGCGGCAACCGACATTGCACGGTTACGCATTAAGCCAGCCTGGTAAGACCACCAATCACCAATAAGGTTTGGGCCTGCAACTTGTGAACTGTAATAGGCGCCACCAACTGCAGCTGCTTGCACGGCAGGTTCAGGCTGTGGGCTAATCGCCGCTTTGTTCACTTTGCTACCGCTAAAGATTCCCATGGTCTGTTTTCCTATCGGGGGTGTGTCCCTGCCCTGCCCGACGCAGAGCAGGGACTATTGCAACAATAGCCTGACCTAATGTCACGGTGTCTTTGATACAGCAAACATGGGTTTGCCAACAATCTTTGGCCGTGACGATTCAGCGATAGCCCATGCCATGCACCGGCACAGCTCTATTGGCCCTGGGCTTTTCTGACTTGACAAAACAACCCCACCGCCCGTTTTTGTTAACACGGCACGGTTGACATGTTCAGCCAAAGCCAGTTCGCCACGGTGCCGTACTTTGCCTTCCACAATCATTTTTTGAATGAGGCCCGAATACTTGAGCAGTTCGCCGTAACCAATCAAATTGCTTCGACGTTCCAAACTTTTTGGCAAATGCAAATGCAGGGCTGGCGTAATGACCAGACTGGTGGCCGTGTCTGCCATGACCCGTTCTATTTCTTCCCACATTGCGTCTTCGGTATCCACCATGAATTCGACACAAACATGGGCTTTGGATTCAAGCACACTTGACCTGACACCCACATACCGCCCGTCAGTTAGGTCGGTGTCAACTGCCAACACGCCACCTGGTGGCATAGCAATATCGGTTTTTTGTTTGTCCCATACGCCAGGTTGTAGCCAGGCGCCACGGGCCGAAACCCACATGTTTAAGTGCGCCCGTAGAAAACTGTCTTTTTTGCTGACTGCCCGTAACGCTTCAATGGTCACTGTCTGCCCCATCGCTGGGTTGGCCATAATCCAGTTGTTTTCTAATCGGGGGTCACTGCCTGGCGCCATGCTGTATTCGGCAAAATAAAGGTTGCCGGTACTGCCGTTGTCAATTTCAGATATGGCGGCTTCTCTAAAGGCAATCATGCAATCACTGCTTTCGTCGCCTGCCGTTGACCAACTAGACAGCAAAGGGTTAGCCCTAGCAATCTGACTGGGCCGTAACGCTTCGTCAACTACAGCTGCTGAAATGTTCCACAATTCGTCAATGACGATCAGGTCATAACTACCGCCGTGCAAGTTTGGTGTTGCAGCTCTAACTTCCCACGTTGACCCATCAGGCATTTTTACGGACTTACGGCCCATAGCGTTGGCGGCTTTCGCCCCAAATTTGTCAACAAGTATTGGGGCGATAAACCCAAAGATTGCTTCGGCACGGTCAAGTTTGTTAGCAACCGAAAGCACAGCCTGGGGCTTGCCTCGAATAGCCGCAAGTTCAGTAATCCACCAACCGATCATGGCTTGCAAAGCAACAGACTTGCCCTGCTGTCTGGCCGTGGATACTAGAGCTTCTCGAAACTGCAGGTTGCCTTCACCGTCATGGGATAACTGACCGTCAAGCACATGCTTTTGCCAGTCCATCAGTTCAATGCCCATGTGATTGGAAGCCCAACCCAAGGCATGATCTTTATGAGCGAGCAAACCATTGCGACAGCTCTAAAACTTGAAGATGCCAGGTATCGCAATGCGTCGAGCGCCATTCCTGCCGGCGTGCTTAAACAAACTGGTGGTGAACCGTTGTCAGCAATTGAACTTGCCCAGTTGGCTGAAGCGTTTAACCAGGCACGGGCCAGCAATCAGACTGCAGCTCTTAACGAATTTTTGACGTACACAGAAACAAACGCAACACCCGACAAAATGCTTTTGATTGACGCCGCCGAATATCAGAGTAAGCAAATCGCTAACTTGTGCAATGTACCCCCGTATTTATTGGGTATTTCAACAGGTAGTTACGCATATACAAATAGCGATTCTGCCAAAAGCGATCTTTGGACATTTGGATTATCCATGTATGCAAAGGCCATAACCTCAGCCCTGAGTCAGCAACTGCCCCGTGGAACCTATGTCAAATGGGACTATGAAGACTATCTAAAAACTGAAGGTGCAGAAATGTACGAACCCCAACAACAACCCCAAGAAAACACACAAGAGGAATTAGCGACATGATTCGTTTTACTTCAAATACATTTGCTGTCGAAGCCGCTGGCCCTGACGGTGAAGCACGCCGCACCATCACAGGTATTGCGGTTCCTTACAACACTTTTGCCACTGTCAGCGACGGCACCACCGTGCAGTTCGCACCAGGCAGTTTGCCCATTGACGGTAAAGCACCACGCCTGTACATGTACCACGATTCAACCCAGCCCGTTGGTTTAGTTGCCGAACGTGTCGACAGCCCAGAAGCCATGTACTTCACAGCCAAAGTTTCAAACACCCGTGCTGGTGATGAAGCCCTAGTACTTGCAGCTGACGGTGTGATTGACAGCGTGTCGGTTGGTGTCAACCCCACAGAATTTAAGTATGACGATGAAGGCAACATGACCATTTTGGCTGCCGAATGGGTAGAGCTGTCACTAGTCCCCACGCCTGCTTTCGCTGGTGCTACGATCAGTCAAGTAGCGGCGGAAGCGCCACAAGTCGAAGAACCAAAGGAAGAACCCAAAATGGAAATTACCCCTGCAGTTGTTGAAGAAACCGTAGTGCCTACAGCACCGATTTTTGCCACAGCAAAGCGTGAACCACGTTTGCCTAACGCTTTCGAATTCATGGCCGCAATCCACAAGGGTGGAATTGAAGCCGCTAACGCCAACAAAGTTTGGGAAGATTACCGCGCTTATCACAAGTCGCCAATTGAAGCCGCCGCTGGCGATGTGGTCTCCTCGAATGTGAGTGGTATCGTGCCGTTGCCGTTGTTGGGCCCCGTTTTTGCGGATATTAACTACATCTCGCCGCTGTTGACAGCCGTTGGGACAAGGGCGATGCCTGGCGGTGGCAGTGGTTCCACGTTCATTCGCCCGACTTGGACAACTCACCCCACCGTTGCAGAACAGGCCGCACAGCTTGACGCAGTGTCAGCGACCACCTCAGTGATCGCCTCAAATACGGTTACCAAAAAGAGTTTTGCTGGTGCCACCACCCTTTCGTACCAGACCGTCGACTTCACAGACCCAGCCGCTATGGCAGTCATTATGCAAGACCTTGCCGGCCAGTACTTGCGAGCAATTGACAATTTCGCATGCGACAACCTTGTAACCGCCGCAACTTCTGATGGTGTTTGGGACTTGACCGTTGCCGACTTGCTCAAGTCAATTTATGACTGTGCAGTCACCACGGTTGCCGCCACGAACTTCTTGCCAACCCATATCGCTGTCGACCCAGCGACCTGGGGCTTGATGATGCAGCTCACCGATGACCAGAAGCGCCCGATTTTTGGTTACACGGGCGGTGGCCTCAATGCGTTTAACGCAATCGGTAACGGTGGCATTAACGCTTTCCAAAACGCCAACCCACTTGGCTTGCAAATCGTTGTTGACAACAACTTCGCCGCAAAGACAATGGTCATTTTCAACAGCAACGCTTACGAAATTTATCGCCAAGATCGTGGCCTGCTTTCGGTTGAAAACCCCAGCACCATTTCACGCACCATGAGCATGTTTGGTTACGCCGCAACCTTTGCAGCTAACTCAAGCATGATTCGCAAGATCACCCAGGCTTAGTCGAAAGGCGGTTAGCCGCCCATGGCTGTTTATCAAGTCATATTCCACCAGCGTTTAGACAATTACGCTGTGGTTCAAACATTGACAGAACCTGAACTTAATTTGGGTTTGCCGTTCACGCTTGCAGGCTTAGGCCACAGTTTGAACGGCACACACAATGTTTACGCCATACCCGAATACCTGTTCACGGGCGTAACCAGTACTGGTGACCTGACATTCGATTACAACTATCCGATACCTAATCAGGTGTTGTTTTATGATGAAGGCGACGATCTTGACCGTAGCGCCGCTATCCCACAAGGCACCCTGACTTACACGGAAACCTGCACATGGATTACGGGAACTCAGATTGGCACCTGGCTAGGTATCGCATTGGCAGGCGTAGATGAAACAGCATTCCTTGCACAATGTGCTACAGCGGCTTCCAATTTTATATTTCGCAGACGTCAAGAGTCTGGCTACACGGACTCTTTGACCACAGTTCCTAGTGGCGATGTCGAATTAGCAACCATCATGATGGGTGGCTCGATTTACAGACAACGTGGCGCCATTGACCAATTCGCAAGTTTTAGCGATATGGGCACAGCTGCAGTATCGGGACTGTCGCCACTAATCAAACAGTTAGCCGGTATCCCACGGCCAGCGGTTGCCTAATGACTGTCTACACTGACCTGTTCAATGAGGCCATAGACGATTTGGCAACCACCCTTGCCACGATCACTGGCATGCGTGTGGTGTTTGACCCTGAAAAAATTAACCCACCTTGCGTGTTCATTGACGCCCCCAGTTTTGACGCTTTCAACTACAACATTGTCACCATGAATTTTTCAGTAAAAGTAGTGACACTAGGGCCAGGCAATCTTGACGGCTTACGCAACGTTTTAAGCATGTGTGCGCAGGTGCTAGCAAAGAATGTGGCAGTTAAGTCTGGGCGCCCTGGCTATATCCCAATCGGCGGCCAAACTTTTGCCGCATATGACCTATCCATAGACGTACAAGCACAAGCAGGGTGACCCATGAAATACACAATCATTAGCGACAGAATCGGCACAGTAGGCGCAGAGTTTGTGCCTGGTGCCGGTACAAACATTGAAGCGTTACTAGCTCACGGCTTTATCAAATCTGATGAGATACCTAGCGACAGCCCAGCCCCAAAATCTGCTAAAACTAAAGCACACACAAAGAAGGATTAACCCATGGCAACTTCGACATACCTTTCAAACCCAGGCGTAATGGTCAACAGCGTTTCATTAACCGATCAGTGCACCAGCGCCACCGTGACCAACACAGCCGAAGCCTTAGAAGCAACCGCCTTTGGTGGCACCAGCCGTGTGTATGTTGCTGGTCTCTACAATCAAGAAATCACGCTTGATTTGTACATGTCCTACGCCGCAACCGAAACGTACGCAACTCTTGCAGCTCTTGTTGGCACCACCACCACCGTAAAAGTTTCCAACACCGTTGCAGGTTTGACCACTGCCAGCCCCACGGAACCACGATTTGAATTAGTTGGCGCTTATCTTGAAGCCTTGCCTGTCATTAACGCAACCATGGGCGAACTCAGCACCATTTCAATTACTTTTAAGGGTGGCGTACTCACCACCGTTGTTGCCTAATAACCACACAAACAGAAACGGCCCGACATGCAACTAACACTTAGAGTCGATCAGGGCGAAGGCCCTATCGAAGTAAGCACCAACCTTTTCACCATTGTTTCGTGGGAACGCAAATTCAAGCGTAAGGCTTCAGACATGTCCAACGGCATTGGTATTGAAGACCTGGCGTATCTAGCCCACCAGGCATGCCAACAACACGGCGTTGTCGTGCCGGTGGTGTTAGATGACTTCATCAAGAAACTGGTGGTGCTTGAAGTAGTCAGTGACGAACCTGACCGCCCTACCGTGCCAGTACCTACCGATTTGCTTTAGCACAACTGCTTGCGGCGACAGGGTACTGGCCACCTGAAGTAGAGTTTGACATTAACGACTTAAC